CCATGCTTTCAGGAAGTTTACTACGGGAGAAGGGTTTACTTATCGTGGTTATTTTAAGCCGTTTTTAGGGGATTATTGCAGCGATGCGATAACTTGTATGGTTGAATCGGAGAAAACCGCCATAATAGCTTCTATGGCTTTTGGTAACGGTTTTATATGGATAGCTTGTGGCGGAATGAACCAGCTTGGAAATAAATTGCCAAAAAATGTTATTTTGTTCCCCGACTTTGATAATAAAGCTATATCTTTGTGGGGTGACAAAGGACGTGTGGCGAGATGGTGGGAATGTCCTTTCTTGTCTTACGGATTGAAGCATAATGATGATATCGGAGATGCTGTTATTAATAATTTGAATAGTATTAACATTAAAGAATTTAGGAAATGGATATTGGAATAGGAATTGATTTTAAGGAAAATCTTCTTTCATTGCATAATTATATTTCTTTGGGATTTCGTTGTGACGATATTGATTTCAAGAACGCGGCTATTGCTTCCATTGATAGAATGATGGAAGAAGTATTGGATGAGCATGATGTGAATTTCTTTGACGCATTGCAGAATGCGATTGACAATCTTGAGGAAATTGATAAAAAGAATGATGTTCGTGATATTTTCTGTGATTTTTACCATGTCATGGACAATAATGAACGTGTCATGCACCGTGAGTTCTTTGAAAAGTTGAAAAAGTATCGTGAGAGCAAAATAGAACGTGTTGTCCCATTAACTGATCATGAACTTATTATCATAGGAAACAAATATTTTGATTTGAAAACTGGTGATGAATGTGTCGTTGACAGTATTATTAGCATGTTGAGTTTACGTTACGGGGTGGACACATGTGCTGTTTTGTATGTAGACCGTCTTGGTAATCGCATAGCATGTTCTGTTGATGATTTCAGGAAAAAATTCGGGGTAAAAAAAAGAGCATGAACAGAAGAGGTGAAATAAAGATTGACGGAAAGGTTATGGGACCTGATTACGGGAAATACTTTTATTCTCCCCGTGGTAATATGTGGGCTGTAACCTTGTGTACGTATGACTGTGATGATGGTCGTATGTTTGAAAAAATAGAATTGTATAGGACAAAGGATGAGGCTAGGGAAGCCGCATTTAGATTAAACACGGATGTTAAAAATGGATAAAGTAAAATTTGTAAAATTAAGACGGGATGCAGTTCTTCCCGAAAAAAAAACTGATGGTGCTGCCGGGTATGATTTGTATGTTCCTGACAACACATTGATAAGAAAAGGTCGTAATCTGATTAAACTTGGTATAGCCATTCAGATGCCATCAAATATGAAGGCTATTATCAAGCCGCGGAGTGGATTTTCCCTGAAAGGTATTATTGGTGTTGACGGGAAGTACCATGACGCTGATGTGTTGGATGGTGTTATTGATTGTGATTATACTGGTTGTATCGGTGTTATAGTGAAGAGTTTTGAGAAAGAGCCTTTCTATATTGTCGCCAAGGAGAGGATTGCTCAGCTTCTTTTCAGTAATTATATTGAGGTTGAATTTGTTGAGGTTGAAAGCCTTGATTCAACGGATAGGGGTGATGGAGGTTTTGGTTCCACAAATAATTTAGGCAAATGAGAAAGAAATTTTTATTATTTTTAGCTATTTCTTCAATAGTATTATTGGGGTTGTGTAGTTGTTCCGATGATAAGGATGATGAATACAAGGATGCTATTATCGGTACATGGGAACTTGTTCAGGTAAAAGTGGATGGTAGATGGTATCCTATGATAAGACCTACTTACGCTAAGTTTAATCAGGATGGTACTTATGTAGGAAGGGGCTATTTTGGAAATGGTTACGGTACTTATGATATTTCTGGTAAAACCATTACATGTTATGTTGAGGGATATGAGTATGTAAGATACGAGATTGTTGAACTGATGTCCAACACATGTACGTTGAAGATGATGATGGGAGGTGACAGTATGGATATTAAATGTGAAAAACGATGAAAACAAAAAAGATAAACAAGATTTACGACAAGGGCTATGATAGTGTATTGAACAAGTATTTTATCTTAGCCATGTTTGTTGAGTTTGGTGAAATGAAGTATGATCGTATTTTCTTTTCTGATAAGAAGGATGCGGATAACATAAAAGTTGGTGATTTGTTATGATGGGAGTTACGTTGAACAGCAGGGCTAAAATTATAAACCGTGATAAATACATTTCACTTCACGGTGAAGATTCTGTAAGCAAGTCAAATGTGTTCGGTAAATTTGTCACTGTTAAATACTGTTTTGAGAATGGTGAAAAGTTTCTTTGTGCGGATGACCAGGGTAAAGAGTATATTCTTTTCTCGGATTGTATTGCTTATGTTGATCATGTTAAAGAGAGAAGCATTCTTGATGAAGCAAAGGATATACGTAGTAACAGCAGGCAGTCTGATTATGGTGATGCTGTAGTCAATTTTGAAAATATTTCCAAGATGGCTTCTTTGATTACTGGAAAGGAATTATCTCCTTATGACTGTGTTGCTGTACAGATAGCTGTAAAGCTATGCAGACAGGGATTCCATAGAAAGCGTGACAATATGGTTGACTTGGCTGGTTATGCTGATATTATGCAATTAATTGTAGACAAGGAAAATGGGGAAAAAGGCTGATAATGCGTTGCTTTTTAGGAGGGTCTTGTCGGCAAGCGGACTCTCCGATATTGATGTAAACAGGAAAAGCAGGAAACATGATATCGTGATGAACCGTGCGCTTGTGTGTTGTGTCATGCGTGACATGGGATTAAGCATGTCTGAGATTTCTGATTTCTTATGTATTGACAGGAGCACTATATATAATCTTTTGAAATATACTTCTGAACTTGACGAGAAGGTTAAGTATGTAAAAGGCAAAATGAAGGAGGAGAGATAATGCGTAATAAGAAAGGATGGGGTAAACTTCCCCTTAGTAACAATCTTCTTATTGACGATGAAAAGCAGAAGAAGATTGAGATAGCCAAGAATATTGATGATGCGGACGAGATGGAGTTATGGGCTGCTTCGGCTTATGTTATAGATACCAATCCTGTATTGTTTTATAAGGCAACCCATGAAGTTGATAAAGACATGTCCGAGCGTACTTTGTTGATGAAAGCAAGGCAATGGGTTAATTCTCC